CTCACAGCATTGTTCCCTGTACCCGACGATGCCACTGATGAGGAAGCAGACCAGCACACTGAAGCTCTGCGCAAGCGCATCTACTATCGCAACCCCGGTTCCGAATACTGGGATGCTTTTCAAGAGACGCAAGACATCATTGTTTACGATGATTTCAATCAAAACAGAGAAGAGATCGACCTAATGGAAGTGATTCTGTGTGCATCAACCGGAGATTTCATGCCACCCATTGCAAATATTGACTCCCGTATGAAAACAACCATGGGAGTCAAGGGCGTACAAGTCCGCCCAAAAGTCGTCATTTGTGTTTCAAACATTCTTGACATCAACCCCACCACTCTTAACTGCAAAGAGGCTATCAATCGCCGTCGCAATTTCACACTCATGCTCCATCACAATTATGATCACCGTGAGGGAGCGAATCGAGCAAAAAATGCCGACTTTTCTCATGTTGCATTTGAATACAGAATCGAGCAGCAACCCGTAACTAGGGCAGCAAATTTGCGCGAAGTGTTGGTTACACTCGACCGCGCATATACTGATTTCGTCAGCCGGAAAACTGCGTTGGCAACCAGCACGCGCAAGCTCTTCTATCAAAGAAAGATGGATCCGTCATCAGGACGCCCAGCTGGATATAGACTCGGAGTGGGCGAAGCACCTACAAATGATGCATATTTGCGTTACACCATGTTGTGTGCGAAGATTGCATTTCGCCTTACTGCTATTGGAACATTAGGAGCTGCCGCCACTGCCTACGTGGTGGGGGCGAAGTACTTGACCGGCTATCTTGCTAACAGGGGTTACATCGTGTCACAAAGTCGCTATTTTGAGTGTCCATGGAAGACAACCATGTCGATCGCTTATCGCCTGGCCATAGGCATTTCAACAGCTTTCGTGACTGCATCAATATTGTCGAGATTGTATGACATTCTTTTCCCACCACCCTTTCTGCAATCAGGCGAGCAAAATCTACCTCGCAGCACTCGACCAGTTCGAGGTGTTGGCATGGCACAGTCCGGAACAGCCATTGATCCATTGATGAATAACGTTGTGCATTTGGAACACTCGGGCCGTTCGAACCATGCCGTGTTTGTTCAAGGCAACACCATGTTACTAAATCGACACTTCCTGCGACCGCGTTATGGACGCGAGACTCTTATCCCAGATGGAACACACATCACTATTCATACTCCAAACCAGGACAGCATCGTCACGATGCCGTTCGAGCGTGCGAGAATGTTTCCCATTAACCGAAACCGCAATGGAGCTCTGGAAGAGACAGATATGATTTTGTACAAATGCCCAGTGTACGTCCACAAGCGACCCACCATCGCGAGCCGTTTCACGAAAGGTGACTATGATTTCAAAGGTCGCCTCATTACGATGATCGGAACGAATGGAACAGTTTTTACCACCAACACGGGCCATTGCACTGTCGACCGCATGATGATCAAACAGGTCTTCCATGGTGAGGAAATCTACAAAGTCCAACTCCACAACATTATAGGTTATGATATCAGTACCCAGGCTGGAGACTGCGGATCTCTTCTCGTCATTGATGACGACACTATTCAAGAGAAACTAATCGGAATTCACGTCGTTGGCCGATCAGGTGTCACCCCACCAGGTGGTACTATCTTGACTGCTGATGAACTTAAAGCCAATTTGGAGGTGGTCAACGCTGCTTATCCCGATTTGGTCCGAAAGCCGACTCGTTATGAGGTGCCTGCCCGAATGGATGAAGCTTTAGCTCAGAGTGGACTCCAAGGAGACATTCTGATCATGGGCCGTACTGCGCGCAAATTCCTGCCACCACGGAATACAAAAATTGTGCCATCCCCGCTTCACGACAAGGTGTGCACTCACACAACAATTCCTGCTATTCTAGAACCGTTCGACACCCCTAATGGAGTCATCGACCCATACAAGAATGGTGTCAATAAGTACAGTGAAATACTGCACTACATGAACCCTGAAACCCTTAAAGTAGCAGCAGAAGGAATCATTGAAGAATTGGATCCTTCTGCCCATTCAACTATTCTTCACACCAACATGACACTTGACCATGCTATTAATGGTCACCCACGATTTCCGCACATTGACCAGATTGACATGAATACATCACCTGGCCTTCCGTATTGCATGGAAGGAAAGACTAAACGCGATTTGTTCAACTATGTCGATGGCAAGTACCATCCTGGACCGCGCTTGCAGGAGGAGATTGACACTTACATCTCTGACCTTGAGAACGGCGTTGAACCTGATTTTGTTTATTTGGACACATTGAAGGACGAGCGCCGCCCAATTGCCAAAGTGCAGGCCGGCAAGACCAGAGTGTTTTCCATAGCACCAGTCTCATGGACTATTCTTGGTCGATTACTGTTTTTGCCAACTATTTCTCATCTCACGCAGATTCGCGATAATACACCGTTGCGAGTCGGTATGAATAAAGGATCTGTGGAGTGGAATTCACTCGGTAAATACTTAGAAGAAGTTGGCAATGATAGTGTGCTAGATTTCGATTATTCGCAATTTGATTCTAAAGCAGATCTGAACACATCACTAGTTGCACGCGAGATTCTGTGTCGGTTAGCTGACATGATTGGAAATCCCGAATTTTCAAAGATCCGACGCCGTTACCTGGTGTGTGACGCTATGCCGCGTCATTACTACAAGAATTTCATTATTGCGATTATGGCCACGTCGTCTGGTTTCATGGCGACAGTTTGGATCAATAATTTAATCAACAAACTCTATATCCGCTCCGCCTATCTGGAGCTCGTTCCGAGCAGCTTGGCAACAAACTACTGGTTCAGAGTAATGGTTAGAATTGCCGTTTACGGTGACGATCTAATTATGTCAATTCGCGCCATCTTGCGTGACACTTTTAATTTTAAGACTATCCAACAATATTTTGCTGCTAGAGGCATCGAAATAACGAGCGCCGCTAAAGGCGACACCAGTGATTTCCGTCCCTTGGACGAGTGCACATTTCTAAAATGCGCTTTCGCTCGCCAAGGAGACCGTTACGTTCCCAAAATGGAGTACGACGCGATGGTTGAACCACTCAATTGGATTCGCAAGAATAAATATGAGAACCCAGACAAATTGTGCGAAGATAACTGCAACTCAGTACTACGCACAGCCTATTTTCATGGGCCAGAAACTTTCGAGCGTATTCGCGCTGCTGTGCTTCAGCACAAACCAAAATATAACTTATTGGAGTACTCCACACTGGACTATCAGTATTACACCGATGGAGCAGCCGTCAATGAAGACGGTACTTTCTTTTTCACTAACACTGGAATAGAACCCAAAATATTCTTTGGAGACAGAAGAATGCCTACTTTACTACCAGAGCAACCTTACGAGGACTCGAACCAACAAACAGTTGAAGGCGCAGACTCTGACCACAACATGCAATCACAATTTATCGAACAACATTATGAACAACCCGAAGCCGAAGCCCAATCCGGAGACTTGGATTCATCCGTGCCTATCATGGACAAAAGCGTTGGAGTTACACTAGCCGAACAAAGTTCGACTGGTGTGATTCCGCGTATTGAACAAGTCGCGACTGCCGCTCCGCGGGCCTCTGCTGTGAACACCGATTCACCTTATACACTCAACATGCAAGTCGAGCGCTGGAATCTCGTCCGTACGGACGAGTGGAACGCGGGCCAGACTGCGGGCACCAACATCCTGCTCGCGGACGTCCCTTTTGACCTTTTGCAGAACACCATTTCTTCAACTCCGTTCATCAACTATTTTCTCTGGCGATGCGAGAAGATCAAAATCCGAGTCGACGTTTCATCGTCTCGGTTCTTGCAGGGCCGCCTTGTGTGTGGCTTCCGCCCCACCATGGCTAAAGGAGTTCAG